AAAGTACCTGTTATTGCTCACAACAGAAACCACATCTCGTTGAAGAACCGCAGTCGGTTGTTTTACCAGGTGGCTGGATTGCGTTCTAAGGGGTCTCTGGGGCGCGGTAAGGCGATAACGTACCTGCATGGTACTGAGACATCCAGTTGGGGAGATGAGGAGGGCCTAGCGTCTCTCTTGGCTTCTCTTGCGGAGACCAATCCTCAGAGGTTGTATTTATTTGAGAGTACTGCTCGTGGGTTTAATATGTTCCACGATATGTATGTGACGGCTAAGAAGGCTAGAACTCAGAGGGCTATATTCTGTGGATGGTGGAGAAATGAGCTTTATTCTGTAGAAGCAGAGACGGATGTTTATAAGGTTTACTGGGATGGCAAATTAACTGGGGAAGAGAAAGAGTGGGTGAAGGACATCAAGAAGTTATACGGGGTGGAGATCAACAGCAGGCAGATGGCGTGGTGGAGATGGAAGCTGCACGAGGGGATCAAGGACGATGCGTTGATGTACCAGGAGTTTCCTCCTACGGAAGACTACGCATTCGTGATGACTGGTACGAGCTTCTTCTCAAACTCCCGGTGTACTGACGCTGCCAAGAAGTCTCGTGCGCTTCATCCGGAGTGTTTCCGCTATGCTTTCGGGGCAATGTTCCAAGACACAGATGTTTTGAAGTCCACGGAGAAGTTGGGGACCTTGAAGATCTGGGAACAGCCTATTGACACGGCCTATTACGTCATTGGTGCTGATCCTGCTTATGGATCATCCGATTGGGCAGACCGATTTTCTATCCAAGTGTTCCGCGTCTATGCAAATGGCATGGAGCAGGTGGCCGAGTTTGCGACCAGTGAGATGAACACCTACCAATTTGCGTGGGTGATTGCTCATCTTGCCGGTGCGTACAAGAATTCAACTCTGAACTTGGAAGTCAACGGTCCAGGTCAGGCGGTCATCAACGAGATGCGTAACCTAAAACGTCTTGCTGCCGCACAAGGTACTGCCGGTCACGGCATCATGGACGTTCTGGGGTCTATGCAGAACTACATCTGGCGTCGTAACGATACGATGTCTGGTCTGTCCAACTCCATTGGCTTCTTGACTACGAGTCAGACCAAGGAACGGATGCTGACCTACATGAAGGATTACTTCGAACGTGGGTTGATGGAAATCAAGTCTATGGACTTGCTAGACGAGATGAAGGGAATAGTTCGTGAGGGCGGGTTTATCGGTGCGCCTGGGCGCGGCAAAGATGATAGAGTCATTGCCAGTGCCCTTGCTGCTGTTGCTTATGCCGAGCAGGTTCAACCAAGATTGATTGCGATGAGATTGACGAAAGAAATCTCTCATGCCCAAGAGAACCAAACGCCAGAGCAGATCGCTGCTGGACGTAACGTATCCAATTATCTAAAACGTATCGGGATGTACGGTGGCAGCTCCACACACTGATCTCACAATCGTATCCATTTACGGCCACAACGATGGCGCTGCTGCCATCCCAAGTCTCATCGAGAGTCTTGCCCAGTTGCCCGGAAGCCGGGGTCTGCTGATCTCTCTTGAAAGACCCCCTTCTTTGCCAGACCATATTGCTTGGAAACAAACAGCACCGCTGGATTACTTCCAATACTCGATGTTTTGTATGTACTGCCTGCACTCGTACATCGAGACCGAGTACTGCTTAGTAGTACAAGACGATGGTTGGGTCATCAACGGCGAGAACTTCACGGACGAGTACTACGAGTACGACTATGTGGGCGCACCTACCCACATGGGCATCCTGAACGACCACGCCATGTTCCACTATTCGTGGGTTCATGTGAAAGACCCCATCGTTGTCCAGAACGGCGGACTATCCCTGCGTAGCCGCAAGTTCTTGCAAGCACCTAGCAAACACGGTGTTGTACATAAGTTGTACACACATCAGCCGTTCATCAACGAAGATGTCCAACTATCAGGTTTGTTGCGACCTCAGTTGGAATCCTTGGGCGTCCGGTTTGCGCCGTTGCACATTGCCAAACACTTCTCGATTGAGTACATGGGTCCAGGCCTACACGATGACATTGACCTTGAGCGGCTGGTCGGTCATCACGGACCCAGTAGAAAATTGATCGGCCACAAATCCATTGCCTTGCGACACACCGCAGAAGAATGCGATAACGTCTTTGGTGAACTAGACTTCCTGATGTTCTTGCAAGACAAGGGCTATAAGTTTGAATACCGTCATTCCTAAACAAGAACTCAAACTCTTGGTTGG